ATGCCGAGCTTCTTCCTGCGCACAATCGTGGCATTGCTTACTTTTACTCTTGGATCTCGAGCCCATTCATTCGCTGTCTTAGTCTCACCAAGATACGTAACTGCAACAGCGTGCTTTCTGTTGTAAGCAGGCCTTTTACTCCTGTTTGTATTGCATGCACCGCAAAGCGGCCTCAGGTTGGACTCGCTATTGTTTGTTACGACCTCATCAATGTGATCAATGTGAGCTATGCGCCAATTAAGCTTTTTCCCGCAAAGCTCACAGTCAGGGAGGTTGTCGCCATATTTTGCGTAAATAACCGCCCTATGCTCATAGACAGAACCATTTGCCATTGCCAGGGGATGATCAGGTCGATGAAGCATTTGATAGCCCCTATCGTTTTGCGAGCGCTCTTTTCTTTTCCCTGATTTAGTAAGCTCGTAGGTTCCATACCTCATCATCCTGAAATAGTGCTTTTGGCATACGCACTTCTGCACATATGTTGCCTCTCTCTCGCACCCAGCCACCTTGCATTTCATAGAACCTCCAACTCAGTAATTGTCAATTCCAGCTTGCCGCCTTTAAAAATCGGCATACGCTTCACCCGGTAATCGTCAACCTGCTGGTCGTCCTTCCAGAACCCGGCTTTGGTCAGCGCGTCGAATGCGGCTTTCTGCAGGTTGTCCAGGTCCCGGCGGCGGCGGTCAGGCATATGGCATTCGATGCGGATCTTTACCGGCGCGGTGATGCCGATATCCAGCATTTCGTCTTTGATGATTTGGGCTACGCGGTCGCGGTAGGCCTGCCCTTCTGTGCTGATGTGGGTGCGCCCGCGGTTGTGACGGTAATAGCGGTTGTTGCTCGGCGGCCATGGCAGGCTGATTCGATATTCGCTCATGCTTTTACTTTCCCCTCTTTCAGCCAGATAACCTGTGTGCGGGCCATACCTTCCAGCGCACACTCCTTTGCATAATCCGCATCTACCAGATGGGTACGGCGGTCGATTTCGTCGTGACAACTGCTGCAGGCGATGGTGGCGATCAGGTCAGGCGGCTTAATACCAGTACCGCACAGACCAGCCAGGCGGATATGTGCCAGGACGGACGTTTCAGGATTGCCATTGCATACGCCGGGGATACGAACCTGCCATTCGCGCCGGGGAGCCGCTTTGCGTAAATCAGCCATGTGACCTCCGGGCTTTCAGGCGATCCCACTTCACCTGGGTCAGGCGAGCGGTGTAGCCGAGCAGTGATGGGATTTCGGATGGCTTGAGTTCCGGCTTGCGTTTGCGGCGCGTCCGGACCCGGTAGATTTCGTTGTTGATGATGCGAGCGAGAGGACTAGCCATTACGCGACCCTCCCGAAGTAATCACCTGAGTAGCGAACTTCACGGAGCTGCACGCCGTTCTGCACGGCAAACGCCTGGCTGTATTCGATTAGGCTGGTCATGCGGCGGATGCCCATCTTC